CAGGCCAATGAAGACCGCCTCCTCGCCGCTGGTCGCTCTTGCCTGCTTGACGGCGCTGACGTTAACTGGCTGCGCCAGTAACGGAAGCCTCACCCTCGCAGCGCAATCCCTCGGGAAAAACCAAGCAGGCGTGACCCTGCCGGATTGGCCCCCCGAGTGCCAAACCCACATCGCGCACGCGCCCCTCCCTTCGGGCGCAGAACTGCGTTCGATCCTTAAACGGGAACGCGGGCAACTCGACGTTGCCAACCGGACCCTCACCACCTGCGCGGACCTCTACGGCCAAATCCAGACCAAATTCGGGAGGCCCGACCAATGACCGAAGAACCCCCCGGACCAAAAATAGACCCGAAAATATCCGTAGGAAACCTGCTCACAATGGCGACTATGCTCCTCGGGCTGTTCATCGGTTGGCAGACCATGACGGTCTCCATCACACAGAACCAGCAGGCTATCGTGGACCTGGAAAAGCGGCTGGCGACGACGGTAGCGAAAGCCGACGCGACGCTGGACGCCTTGACGACGAACCGCGTGGAACTGGCCCAAGCCCTCGGCGAATTGCAGGCGGACATGCGTTACCTCAAAGTCGCCGTGGACAGATTGCAGGCCCCTAAGTGAGCGCCCACACCGACCGCCGCAAAACCCTCCTGCAACGTCTTCTGGCCGCCAAAGAGGCCGAAGTCGATCTGTTGAAATATACTCAGTTCACCATGCCGGACTACTCGGACCCATCCCCTGTTCCCCGGTCGCGGTATGAGATAGCCCGGCACCATCGGGCAATGGCGTCCGCGCTGCATGACCTCGAAAGCGGGGTCTCGAAGCGGGTGATCATCAACATGGGTCCGCGCCACGGCAAAACCGAGCTGGCGACCAAACGCTTTCTGGCGTGGTTCAGTGCCCGGCACCCCGAAATGTCGCTCATCTTTGGCACCTACAACGACACCTTCGCGGGGGACGTGGGCCGCGCGGTCCGGGACATTATCCAAAGTCCGCAGCACAGGACCATCTTTCCGAACCACACGCTGCGCGACGGCAGCGCCGCCAGCCAGCGCCTCCAAACCGAAGACGGGGGTCTGCTCGCGTTTGTTGGGCGCGGCGGTTCGATCACCGGGCGCGGCGGACACGGGATCGTGATCGACGACCCGATCAAGGACCGGCAGGAGGCGGACAGCAAACTGATCCGGGACCAACTCTGGACGTGGTTCACGCAGGTTATCGGCACCCGCCTCATGACGCAGGACAGCTTTATCATGCTGATCCAGACCAGATGGCACGAAGACGATCTGGTGGGACGCCTCACGGACCCCATGAACGCTTTCTACGACGCGGAGGAGGCCGCGCAGTGGCGAGTGATCGACTTCCCTGCGCTGGCGCTGGACAACGACATATTGGGGCGCAAGCCCGGCGAGGCCCTGTGGCCGGAGAAGTTCCCTGTCCCGTTCCTCTCGGCCCAGCAACGGCTGGACCCGCGCGGCTTCCAAGCCCTGTACCAAGGCCGCCCTTCCAGCGAAGGCGGCAATTTCTTTCGTTCCGAAGACCTGCTCACCTACAAGCAGGACGAACTCCCCAAGAACCTGCGCTACTACATCGCCTCGGACCATGCCGTGTCCACCAAGCAGGAGCGGGACAAGACTGCGCTCGTCCCCGTGGGGGTCGATGAACAGGACAACATTTACGTCCTGCCGGACGTGTTCTGGAAGCACGCTGCCTCGGACGTGACCGTGGACGCCATGCTGGCCCTCATGGACCGCTATAGCCCGCTGTTCTGGTGGGCCGAACGGGGGCAGATTTCCAAAGCCATCGGCCCTTTCCTGCGCAAGCGGATGCAGGAGGAACGCATCTACTGCGCCCTGATCGAATTGACCCCCACGATGGACAAGCAGTCGCGCGCGCAGTCGATCCAAGCCCGCACGGCGATGGGGAAGGTTTTCTTCCCCAGCTATGCCCGCTGGTGGCCGGACGCCAAGGACCAGCTCTTGAAGTTCCCGAACGCCGCGCACGACGATTTTGTGGACGCGCTGGCCTATATCGGGTTAGGTCTGGCGCAGCAGGTTTCGCCGTCGATGTTGGCCTCCAAAAAAGACACAGCAAAATCCGGGACGTTCCGGCATTTGTTTCAGCAGACGGCGGAAGACGATCAACGGAAAAGGCGGGCGCAAGTCGCGCGTGAATGGTGATCCCTATGGAAGATGAACTCAACGCAATCATGGAGCAGGGTATGGCTCCGGACCCGGACCCGGAGACCGGGACCAGCATCACACGGGAAGACCCGGACCCATCGGCGCAGCGCAAGGCGCTTCTCACACACATGGCGGACGAAACCCGCTCGGCCCGGTCCTATTGGGAAGAACGCGCGTTCAAGCGGATGCGGCAAGGCATGGCGTTCGCCGCCGGTCGCCAGTGGCCCGCCGACCCCATGACCAAATCGGGCGACATTTTCGCGGACAACATCCATGAGCGTTACGTCGCCAACATCACCCTCCGGCACATCAACCAGCGCGTCGCGGCAACCTACGGCAAGAACCCCAAGGTCGTGTCCCGGCGCAAAAAGCGGATGCTCTCGACCGTGTGGGACGGGACCATGCAGTCCGTCCAAATGTCCATGCAGGCCGTGTCCGCTGACCCCATGAACATGCAGGCGATGGAAATCCTGAACGACGCCATCGCCACCATGCAGGAGCAGCAGAAACAGAACAAGATCGGCGAGACCCTGCAACTCCTGTTTGAACATGAGATCGAAGAACAGACGGTCCCCTTCAAGGTCCAGATGAAGTCAATGGTCCGCAAGGCCATGACGACCGGCGTCGCCTACGCAAAGCTCGGGTTCCAACGTGTCATGCAGAAGAACCCGGACATTGAAGCCAAGCTGTCCGACATGAGCCAGCAACTCGCGACCATCGAACGCATTTCGGCGGACCTAGCGGAAGGGGAAGTCCTCCCCGACGGCAAGGAGGCCGAACAGCTTCGCCTGACCATGCAGGAACTCGAAAAGCAGGTGGACATAATCGTCCGCGAAGGTCTGACGTTTTCCTACCCGGACAGCACCGCAATCGTCCCGGACCCCAACACCAAACAGCTTCGCGGCTGGGTGGGGGCGCAGTGGCTCGCGGAAGAATATTTCCTGACCCGCGAACAGATCGAAGAAATCTACAACGTGGACATTGCCCCCGGCGGCACGGCGTATCTCGAAAGCCGTCCCGGCGAATACAAGGTTCGCGAAGGACACTCCGACAACAAAGACAACCAGACCGACTTCTATTGCGTGTGGGAGCGGTACAACAAGCAGGACGGGCTGGTCTACGTCATCTGCGACGGGTACAGCGATTTCCTTCGCGAACCCGCCGCGCCCGACGTTTGGCTGGAACGCTTCTTCCCTTGGTTCGTGTTCGTGGTCAACGAAGTCTACGACGACCAGTGCGTCTTCCCCCCTTCGGACGTGGACTTGATCAAGGACATGCAGCTTGAGCTAAACCGCTCCCGGCAGGGCCTCCGCGAACACCGACGCGCGTCCAGGCCGAAGACCTTCGTGCGGCGTGGCGTCCTCGAACAATCGGACAAAGACAAGCTGGTGGACTGCCAAGCCAACGACGTGATCGAACTCAACGGCCTCCAGCCGGGCGAGAAGATCGACGAAGTGTTGCAGCCGTTTTCCGGTCCGCAGATCGACCCGCGCCTGTACGATCCGACCCCCGTCTTTGAAGACTATCTGCGTGTCCTCGGCAATCAGGAAGCCAACCTCGGTGGCACGTCCGGCGCAACTGCGACGGAAGCCAGCATTGCCGAAGGCTCTCGCATGACCTCGGTCTCGTCCAACGTGGACGACTTGGACGAATTTCTGACTGAACTGTGCCGCTCGGCGGGGCAGGTTCTCATGCAGGAAGTCAGCCCCGAAACGGTCCGGGAAGTCGTCGGACCCGGCGCGGTCTGGCCGGACCTGACGCGGGACCAGATCGCGAAGGAAATCTACCTTGAGATCGAAGCAGCCAGCACGGGTCGCCCGAACAAGGCGCAGGAAATCCAGAACGCCCAGCAGGTCTTCCCGCTTCTCCTGCAAATCCCCGGCCTCCAGCCGCAGTGGCTCGCCAAAGAACTCCTCCGCCGCATGGACGACCGATTGGACCTTGAAGACGCCTTCGCCGAAGGGCTGCCCTCCATCATGATGATGAACAGCGCAAAGCAGATGGCTCCCGGCGCAGGTCCGGGCGACGATCCGAACGCGCAGGGCCCCCAAGGGCAGAACAACGCGCCGTCCACGGACCCGGCGCAGGTGAACACCGCGCCCCGTCCGCCGGAAGCTGCCCCGGCACCGGGTCCAGCCACTTCCGTGATTTAACAAACCAGACAAGCGCCAGTCCCGGATTTGTCGGGGCTGTCAGCGCGCCCCACATTCTGACCCTTTTACCGTATTTTTTGGTTGCGGACACCGGCAGACAAAACCAAAGTCCCCCCGACAGGCCACACCCTCGACGGAGCAACGATGGACAATCCTGAATTAGATGCAGGCGTAAAAGACCCGACCGATACCTCGCCAGATCCGGTCAAGGACAGCCAACCCGCCGACACCCCGGCGGACCCGCCCTCGTCCAGCGGGACGGACCAACCGGACACACCGGCCAAAGGTGAAGACCCCAAGTCGATGGCTGACGCCATTGATGCGGCGCTGAAAGCGGCACCAAAGGAAGACGGCAACCTCGCCCCCGAAGGCGACCCCGAACCTTCCGAAGATGCAGGCGAGCCCAGCGATAACACCGACGGAACCGATCCGGAAAAGCCCAGCGAACCCGTCGAAGACGGCCACGAAAAAACGGAAGACGACGATCCGACAGACGAAGAACTCGCCAAAATGAGTTCGGGATCACAGAAGCGGATCAAGCAACTTCTCTCACAACGCAATGATGCACGCCGTGAAACGGAAGCACTGCGGACCGACGCTGGCAACTACCAGCAGGTCCGGGAGTTCATGACGCAAAGCAGGCTGGAAGACCGCGAAGTCGCGGAACTATTCCAGCTTGGCGCGGACCTGAAATCGGGCGATCCCGCCCGCCTTCAACAGTTCGTCCAGCGCGTCATGCCGACGTTGCAGGCTGTTATGGAAGCAGTCGGCCAGTCGGTCCCCTCTGACCTTGCCTCAAAGGTCGAAGCTGGGGATATGACCGAAGACGCGGCCAAGGAGTTGGCCCGCTATCGCTACGAGGCGCAGACTGCCCGAGAACAGGCAACCCGCGCAAACGAAGCGAACGCGACCCGCGTCACGCAGGGCCAGCAGGCCGAAATCATGAGCGCCGTAGAGACTTGGCAATCGTCCACCCGAACCCGTGACCCCGACTTCGACATTAAGGCCGACGCCATGAAGCGCGCAGCGCAGGCAATGGTCGCGGAACGCGGACTACCCCGGACTTCACAGGAAGCCCTCTCGATGGCCCAAGAAGCCTACCGAGAAGTCAACCAGTGGTTCAAGTCCGCCCGCCCTGCGTCCAAACCCACAACTGCGACCCCCGCTTCCGGCGCATCGGCGAACCGGACCGGAATGAACCCCCAAGCAACCTCGCTCGATCAAGTGATCGCGCAGGCAATGGCGGCGTCTTCCCGGTCCTGATCGTAAGGACTTACGGACATGGCAGACCTCACAGCAGGCCAGCTTTCGATGATCGCCAACGCGGCGCTCGATTTCTATCTGAACAAGGGCACAGCCTTCCAGCAGCAGTTGCAGGATCGCCCCCTTGTCGCAGCTATGGAGAGCGGTGCCAAAAACTTCCCCGGCGGCAAGGGTGAAATCTCTGTCGCAGTACAGGGAGCCTACGGCGCTGGCGGCACCAACGACAGCCTGACGGGCTTCACCGGGGACGACACGGTTGCGTTCTTCAACCCCACCAACCTCGCCCGCCTCTCGTACATCTGGCGTGAGATGCACATCGGTATCAGCATCACTCACACCGAGTTGAAACACGACGGCATTTCCGTTGTCAACGAGATGGGCGGCACGTCCAACCACGCCGGTCGAGACCAGACGGTCTTGGTCAATATGTGGGAAAACAAGCTGTTTGACTTCGGCGAACGCTACGCACGTTCTCTGAACGAATTGCTTTGGGACGACGGCACCAGTGACGCAAAGGCCATCCACGGCCTGCGCCACTTCCTCGTCGCAAACCCCGGTGCTGGCACCGTGGGCGGCAAGGACCGTGCAACCGCAGCCAATGCCTACCTGCGCAACCGCGCCTACACAGCAGCCTATGCGGCTGCCGTCACAGGCACCCCTGCGTTGGCTGGGCACGGCGGGGACGAAGTAACGTCCGCAGCGGCCAACGGCGGCGCACTGATACAGGTCTTGCAGCAGGAGTTCCGGCAGCTTCGTCGCTACGGCGCGAAGCCCACGAAGTTCCTCGCTGGTTCGGACTTCATCGGTGCGATGGAAGTCGAGATGCGGGCCAACGGCTACTACAGCCAGAACGGCTTCCGTGGCCGTCAGGACGGCGCAATGGGCGGCCTGTCCTTTGACGGGATCGACATTGTGTATGACCCGACGCTGGACGACCTCTCGCTGGCGAAACGGGCCTACATCTTCGACCCACGCCACATCTTCCTGATGAAGCAGACCGGCGAGTGGCGCAAGACCCACAACCCGGCCCGTCCGCATGACAAGTTCGTCCTTTATCGGTCGATCACGTCCACCGGGCAGCTTGTCGGGACGCAGCTAAATGGCGGTCTCGTAATCGACATTGCCTGATCTGGTTGGGGCCGCTTCGGCGGCCCCCGCTCTCTTCACGACCCCAACTACAGGAGCAAACCCCTTGCCTAAATTCCAACTCTTGACCGCGTTCGTTTCGCTCGCAGGTGACAAGAACAACATCGCCTTCCGAGGCACCGACAACCCCATCACCTACCCGGAGCTTTTCGTTCTGCGCACCCTCCACGGCGGCGACGACAATGTTTTGAGCCTCGTGGACATTGGCGAGACCGACGACAGGTCGCACGCCACCGAGAAGGATCGTCTGCGCCACCGCTATGGGCGTGTCGTGGATCAGGTCTTTGCCGGGGGTGACGCCATCTCGTCCCTGCCGGTCCGCGACGAAACGATCCCGACTGCCGACCAAATCAGCGCGGCCTCGGAAGCGGCCAGCGTGGCGATGGCTTCGGCCAAGTCCCGGACCAGTGCCAAACGCGCGGCCAAGGCCAAGGCCAAGGCCAAAGTCGAGCCTGAGCCCGAACCCGAGCCAGAACCCGAGCCCGAGCCAGAGCCAGCCCTTAGCACGGACCTGCCGTCGCTGGACAACCTGCCGAAAGGCTAATCTCCCGGAGTGAGACCCCATGCGCATCATGCTTATGTCGGAAATGCTGGAAATGCTTCGCTACGAGGCACGTCTTAGCACGAACGCTGCGCACGGGGTCCACCTGACCCCCGGACACAGGTCTCTCTTGCGCCGGGTCCAAGAAGAACTTTACGACGCTTACGATTGGCCGCACCTGAAAACCACGCAGGACACCACGCTCGCTGCGTCGGATCGGTACGCGACCTACCCCTCGGCGTTCACGTTCGACGGGGTTGAAGGTGTCCACGCCAAAGACGCCACCGGGGATTGGACCCCGCTGGCCTACGGCGTCGGCTTTGCCGAATACAACGACACGGACAGCGAGGCGGGCGAGCAGGACTTTCCTGTCCGGCGCTGGCAGAATTACTTTTCGACTGACGCCGAACTGGTTCACCAGAATATGTTCGAGGTCTGGCCGGTCCCGGACCAGACTGCGACCCTGCGCTTCGTCGGCAAGCGCGCGCTCTTTCCCCTGACCGCCGACGGCCACAGTTCCACGTTGGACGGCCCGCTGATTGTCCTCCACGCAGCGGTCGAATTGCTTGCTGCGCAGAAGGCCGAAGACGCCACCCTCAAACTACAGAAGGCGCAAGCCCGGATGGACCTGCTCAAAAAGCGGCAGACCGCCCCGGACAACCGCCCCATCAACATGTCCCGTCCGAGCCGTGGGCCGCGCCTGCGCTACGGCATAGATTATGTGGACTAAATCATGGCCTATTTTCTGATTGAAGATTTTTCGGCAGGGCTGGACCTGCGCAAGTCCTCCGTGACCTCCCGCCCGGGGACGCTCCGGGTCTTGCGCAACGCGGTTATCAACCCCGGCGGCGAAATCGAGAAGCGCAAGATGCTGACCCCGATTGCGTCCCTGCCAGCCGGTTACACCCACGGCCTCGGCTTCAATCAAGGCCAACTGCAAGTCCTCGGGCACACAGCCGCCGTCGGTGTGCCGACGCTGCCGACTTACGTCAACTACATCCCCCTCACGGTCACGGACGCCGAAACAGTCGAACACGTCGTTGACGTGCAAGTCTTCGGCCCCGGCTTTTACACGGTTTGCCTGTTCACCGACGACAGTTACCGGCACTACTACGATGGAACCCTTGTCCCGGACAGCGAAGTCCAAGGAACAAACGTCCGGGCGCACAAGTCCAAGCTCTACTCCATTGACGGGCAGAACCTTCGGTTCTCGGCCATCAAAGACCCAACCGATTGGACCGGGGGCACCGGCTACGGCATCATCGACGTAACGACCGAAGACCAAGGTCTCGGGGACTTGGTGGGGATCGAACAGTATTATTCCTATCTCGCCCTGTTTGGCCGGACCTCGATCCAGCTTTGGGCGATGGACCCGGACCCGGCGCTGAACACGATCCAGCAGGTTCTTGGCAACATCGGCCTCGTCGCTCCGAACGGCGTGGCGCGTTACGCCAACGGCGACGTTCTGTTTCTATCGCATACCGGCATTCGTTCGCTGCGCGCTCGCGATAGCTCGAACGCGGCGGTCCTCAACGACATAGGGTCGCCGATTGACAGCCTCGTCCGCGAGAAGCGCAACGCAATGGTCCCGGCGGACGCCGACTTCATCAACGGCATCGTGGACCCCCTGACAGGGCAGTTCTGGCTGATCTGGAAGGACGAAGCCTTCGTTCTTTCGCTCTACCCAAATTCCAAAGTATCCGCGTGGTCAACGCTTCGCTTCCCATTCAACATCGACTACGTGACCGTCGCCAACTCGCGCATCGCGTTCCGCTCCGGCGAAGACGTTTACCTCTATGGCGCGGTCGCCCAACAGGACAACCCGTTTGACCCGAACGTCCCGGCGGGCGACGAGGCCTTCGACTACGACAACTCGGAAGTGGAAGTGACCACCCACTTTATCGACGCGGGAAAGCCTGCCACACGCAAACGCTGGACCGGGATCGACATTGCCTGCACCGGGGAGTGGACCGTCGAGGTCTGCCCGGACTTTGGAAACCCGGACGTGTGGACGACGGTCGCCACCGTGGACACAACCACATTTGACCGAGGGCGTGTCCCTATCGACGTGGAGGGGACGCACATCGCCCTCCGGTTCAAATCCAACTCCTTCGGCCCCGCGACGCTTAGTGCGCTCGCCATCCACTTCGACGACGGAGAAGCAAGCTAGTGGCGGTATTCCTTCGCGCCCAACCCCCCCTGGCGGACATGCTGCACATCACGTCGCACCTTCGGGACCGGGACCGGGAAGAAATCTTCGCGACCCGCTACGGCGAAGAACCGAAAGACCTCGCCCGCGACGCCACCTTCTCCGGCGCGTTCCGCTGGATCGCCTACCACGACGGCGTGCCTACTGCGGCCATTGGCGCGGTCCCGCGCTGGCCGAACGTCTGGACCGTGTGGGCCTTCGGGACCGACGATTGGGACAAGACCGTGCTGACCCTGACCCGGCACGTTCGCCGGTTCATGATCCCGGCCATCTACGGCTCCGGCGCGATCCGCGCCGACTGTCTGGCGCTGGCGGCGCACGAAGATGCGCGCAAATGGTTGACCGCCCTTGGCGCTACACCCGAGAAAGTCCTAGACAATTGGGGAAAAAACGGCGAAGCCTTTGTGAGTTATTGTTGGACGCGAGAACAGACAAAAGGACGGGTCAAACATGTGTGACGTGCGAATGCTCCAAGGGCTTATCCCAATGATGGGCCAAGGCATGACGCCCGGCACCAAAGACCCCGTTCCGACCCAGCCTCTACCCCCACCGGCACCGCGTCAGCCGCAGGGGCAGGCCCCGGCCCAGCTTCCCTTCACCGGATAGCAGGCATTACCCAGCGGGTAACAACCTATGTGCTTCGGCGGCGGCCCCAAGGTCGATAATACAGTCCAAAATCAACAGATGCAGGAAGCGGCAGTCGCGCGTCGTCGGGAAGAAGACCGGCAGACGCGCATCAAGGCCGGGTCCGGCATGATCGACGCCATGTTCGGCGGCGGCACCGTCGGCGACGGCCAGCTTGGCGCGGACGCCATGTTCGACCCCGCAGGCAGCTACTACCTCTCGAACGGCTCGGCATGGTCCGCAGCGGACGAAGGCGACCCGACGCAGTGGAACAGCGGGTCCGCGACCGCAAAACCTCGGACCGCCGCAGAGCAGTTCGCGGACCTCAGCAAAAACGGCATTCTTTATTCCGGGACCAAGCAGGTGACGGGGTTCGACGATAGCTACTATCAGGACCGCGAAAACGCCTACATGGACTTCTACCAACCGCAGCTTGACGATCAGTTCAAGACGGCAGGCGACCAATTGACCTTCGCCTTGGCTCGCGCCGGGACGTTGAACTCGACGCTCGCTGGACAGAAGCAGGGAGACTTGCAGACCAAATACGGCGTCCAGCGCGCGTCCGTTCTCTCGCAAGCGCAAGACGCCGTGGCCCAACAGCAGGCCCGCGTCAACGCAGAGAAGTCCACGCTGGTCGCCCAGCTCAACGCAACGGGCGACGCGGACCGGGCCTCAAACGAGGCTTTGTCCCGGACCCAGCAAATGTTCAACCAGAAGCCAGCCTATAACGCCTTGCCCGACATTTTCAGCGGCGCGGCGGCGGGCATTGGCAACTACTTCGACGCCCGTGACAACCGGAAGGCGTACAACACCTATTTCGGCTCCGCGTCCCCGAACACAAAGGTCGTATCATAAATGTGTGACCCAATGAGCATCATCGGCGGCCTCGTGTCGGTCGCAGCCTCCGCCATGCAGGCGAAGCAGCAGCAGGCTTACCAGAACACGGTCAACGAGCAGAACAAGAAAGCCTTTCAGATTTCCAAGGATGCTCGCGAAGCCGAACTCGTCCGGCAGGCAGCTATGGAAGGCGACGCCGCGAGCGCGTGGGCCAACACCACGGACAACCTGTCCCGCGTGAACTCGGATCAGGACCGGGACGTTGCAGCACAGGAATTTGTGCAGAAGCTCGAAGACACACCCGGCGCGGTGCAGGAAGGCCAACTCCTGTCCGGGCAGCAATACGCCAACGACACGATCCGGACCGAGATTGCCAAGCAGGCGAACACGGCAGCCGTGGACGCCCGCAAACGTATCGCCGCGATGGCGCAGCTTTCGGCCTACGGCACGGCGGACGCCAACCGCTCAAACCAGCTTGGGGACAACGCGGACTTCCTGACAACCCTCTCCGGCCTCCGCCGGGGGTCGCTCGGCGTGTCCAACCAAGAACAGAACATCGCCCCCGCGCAGGTCTTTCAGGGCAGCGGCGGCATGGCGGACATATTGTCCGGCGTCGGCGGCGTGATTTCCGGCTTCGGCGGCGGCGGCGGGAAGACGGTAACAGCCTCCCCCGGCAAGGCCACATCCTACCTCTCTGCGGGGCTTTATTGATATGATCACAACCATCCGAAACCCTCAAATCGCCAGCGGCTTCTCCAACCTCGCCAAAGTCTTCGGCGCGCCGAACGCGCAGGCCGCCATCAAGGCGGACCTCGCCGCCAAGCAGCGCGACTACTTGCTCGCGAAGACGCAGGGCGCACAGACGGACGACTTGATCAACCGCAACCAGCTTGCGAACACAGGCATCCTCCAATCTGACCTTGCCCGCTACAACGAATTGTCGCAGACCCCGGAAGGGATGGCGCAAATCTTCTCGTCTGTCCCCGGCATGGGCGACGCGGCCATGATGAAGAACTTCCCCGCATTCCTTAGTGGGGCGCGTGCGTCGGGTATGGACCCGAACTTCATCAACTCGGAAGACTTCGGCAAAGTCCTGCTTGGCACGGGCGTCGTCAACAACTACGAAAACACCCCGCAGGGCCAGCAAGCCAAATTCGCCGCAGACCTGAACATGCAGGACGACGAACAGCTTTTCAATGTCGAGCATCCAGAACTGGCCGGACGCAAGTCCGGGCAGAACCCGACAAACTACTCCCCGGACAACGTGGGCAAAATATGGGAGCAGACCATAACCACCCTTGAGAGCATGGGCCTCTCGGCGGACGGGACCACGCGCAATCTTCTCATGCCCGGCATCGTGGAGCGTATGCGCACCAATGGCGGCAACATCGACCAAGCCATTCAGGAAGTCTTGCAGGACTTCACGGTAGAAGAATATGACAGCGCCCCTTGGTTGCCTTGGGGCGGCGGCTCGAAACGCCTCAAAGCGAACGAGACAGTTGCCCCGGACGTACCCGGACCCCATCCGGCGGACGTGTCCGCTGATAACCCCGCAGCCGCCAACCTTGCTCCGAACTCTCCCCCGGCGGCTGCGGGCATCCTCCCGGACCCGAACGCAGTGACGCGGGCACCCCTCCCGCCCGTCGGGCAGGGCACGGACCCGAATGCTCCCGCCGCGACGACAACAACGATCCCCGACGGGGCAACCGCGACCAACCCCACCACAGGCGAGAAGGTCATTCGGCAGAACGGCAAATGGGTGCCGCTCCCCGGTCCCGAAGACGCACAGGCCCCCGCGCCGCCCAAGAAAGAAGGCGACGCTGGGAACTGGTTCACCGATCTTTACAGCCCCACTCCGGGGGCGCGCGCAGCCGCCAAAGAAAAAGGCAACGGCTGGGCTCTGGACATGCTCCCCGGTCTACGCAGCCCCGCGCCTTCGTTCCCGACCCGCAACCCACACACGAGGTAAGCCGCCGTGTCCTCTTTCACCCCAACCGGCAGATATGTAGAGCGCGGAGGGTCCGCGCGCATCGACGCACGCCTCGTCAACATCCTGAAACTGGCGGCGCAGAACTTTGTCCGCGAGAACCCCAATTACCGCATCGAAGCCTTCTCGGGCTACCGCCCCGGCGACAAACGGCAACACGGCAAAGGCCGGGCTATCGACGTGCGGATCGTGGACGTGCGGACAGGACAGAGGCTCGAAAACTACCAGAGCGCCGGGGCGAAGAACTTCCCAATATATGAGAAGTTCGCCCACACCGCTCGCGCCGTCCAGCAGAAGGTCGCCCCGGACATGGACCGGGCGTTCCGTTGGGGTGGCTACTTCAACTCCCCGAAAGGCCCGAAAGGCTACGGCGCTCTCGATCTGATGCACTTCGACGTTGGCGGGCACAAGGGCCTCGGCATGGCTGGCGGCTCGTGGGACAAGGGTTTGACGCAGACCATGCGGAACGCCTACCCCGGCGTTCAGTCCTATGGCGCGGCCAGCGGTCCCCGGACCCCAACCCAACTCGCTATGCTGCCAGCGGAAATGCCGACACCGACCCCGCGACCAACCCCTCCCGGAAGTGCCGTCGCAGAAGTCGCAACGCGAAGCCCGCACCGCCCCGGACCGGGCCTGTCTATCCTCCCCGGCGGTGCCGGACCCAATCCGCAAATGGTCGCGCAGGCGCAGCCCAACATGCTGCCTATCCCGGTGAGCGCCCCGAGGCCCAACCCGCAAATGGTCGCGCAGGCGCAGCCCAACATGCTGCCCGCGCCTCCGCTCGAACCCCCGCGCCAAGTCGCCATGCTGCCTGCGACCCCGGTCCAGCAGCAAGCGCCCGCACCGTTCAACTTCCCCTCCGCCCCAGCGGCACCCGCGTCGTCCGCCTTCCCAGCGGCCCCAGCGGCCCCCTCGGGCATGGCGGCCTCGGCCTCCGGGTCCGGTCTCGGGAGCATGTTGTCCGGGCTTGTTTCGGCTCTCGCTGCCAGCAGCGCCTCACAGGCCCAAGCGGCCCAAGACGCGGACCGCCAGTGGCAGGACGCCTACGCACAGTCCCTCGGTCCGTCCCCGATAGAACTCGCGCAGCAAATGCCTCGCGAAATCGCCGGGAGCCTGTCCCAGCCGCAAAGCCCAGCCCCGATGGGCGTGGCCGTGGACCCGAACCTGCCCACGTCAGCCCCCACGGCACAGGACATTCTGCTCGAACTGTTCGGGCAGCAAAAACCAAAAGACCCCAACCGCCTCGCGATGATCCCCGGCGGCATGTACGGATAAAACGCCATGAACGCCATGAACGCGATTGACGACCAACTGCCCCCCGGTTTTGTTCTCGACAACGCTCCGGTCGCGCCCCCCGTTGTGCCCCCCGTTGTGCCCGCCGTGGCGACCAGCGTCCCCCCTTCGGTAGCGACCAAGGCACCCCCGGACCTGCCGGAGGGCTTTGTGCTGGACACGCCGGACATGCCTGACGACGGACCCGGATTTTGGGAAGCCGCAGGCAACGCGCTGGTGCGCGGTAAGAACAACTATCTCGACCAACCCCTCAACGTCGGCGGCTATCTGACGGGGGCGCTGTCCCCGACCGATGCAGCGACCGCGATCATTCAGGATTACACCGAAGCGCAGGCCGCGCCCATGACGACGGACGGCGCTCGGGCGATGGAGAACTTGGACAAGAACGGGGTCTGGAACACACTCAAAGACGACTTCCCCGGCGTTGCCAGCGCCACGGGCCAGACCGCGCTTGAAGCGGCGGCTGGTCTGCCGGGGATGTTCGCAGCGGCTGGCGTCGGCGCGGCAGCGGGCACGGCGGCCACGTTGAACCCCGCAGGAACCGTCATAGGTGGAGCCCTCGGGGCCGGATCGGTCTCGGGTGCGACGGAATTTGCCTCGATCATTGTGGAGGCCCTGACCAATACGGGCGTCCCCGTGACACAGGAGAACGTCACCAAGCTGTTGTCGGACCCGGAGTTCATGTCCGCCGCCAAGAGCGAGGCGCTGCGCGGCGGGGCTATCGTCGGGGGCTTTGACGCGCTCACCGCCGGGATGGCCGGGCGCATCTTCGGACCTGTCCGCAGGGTCGTCGCGCCACACACCGGCAAGATCGGCTCGGGCGTTGTAGGGGCCGGAGCGGAAGTCGCGGTGCAATCGGCAGGCGGTGCCGGAGGCGAGGCCGCCAAGCAGTTGGCGAACGACGGCGGGATCAGCAGCCCCGGCAGCGTATTCATGGAAGCCGCCGCAGAGATACCGGGGTCTGCCATTGAAATCCCCGGCACAGTCAAGGCGATCAGAACAGGCGAGGGGCTTGTCAAGCCCCAGCCCGCGCCAGACCCAGCACTCGCCCCGGACCTGCCGGAAGGTTTCGTCCTCGACCCGCCGCAGGGGCAGACTGAACAAGTCGCGCCTCCGACTGAACAAGTCGTTCCCGAACCACAGGTCCAGCCACAGGTCCAGCCCGATCCACAGGTCCAGCCCGATCCACAGGTCCAGCCCGAAGCACAGGTCCAGCCACAGGTCCAGCCACAGGTCCAGCCCGATCCGCAGGTCCAGCCCGATCCACAGGCCCCCGTCCAGCGCGGATACCCGACAGGGAAATCTGAAAAGGTCGTGACCCCCGATGGCTCGTTCGAGTTTGACACAGACTTTGAGGTCGTCGAGCTAGATGCTCTTATCTCGGCCACCGGGGACTTGCAGCCTCGGGACCGGGGGGACAGAACGCAGTCGGACACGCAAATATCCGACAACGCCAGAAAACTCGACCCGGCCCGGCTTCTGTCCTCGCGCGAAAGTGACCGAGGCTCACCAATCATTGACGAAACGAACACGATCCTGTCCGGCAATGGGCGGGCCGCGTCTATCTTGGAGGCGATGAGGCTTCACCCGGACAGATACGCGGCCTACCTCAAGCGTTTGAAGGACGAAGGCTACCTCACCGATGGGATGAAAGCCCCGGTCCTTGTCCGCCGGGCGGCTGCCCTGTCCCCTGACCAAAAGGTGCTGCTCGCCCGCCGCTCGGCAGCGGCAGCGGACCAGACGCTTTCGCCGTCGGAGCGGGCCAATCTGGAAAAGAACTACATCACCGAAGACATGCTCAAGGAGTTCAACTCGGACGTGACCGAAGGGGTCGGCGCGGCGGCAAACGCCCCATTCTTCCGCACCTTCATGAGAAGTGTTCCACAGGCCGAGCAAAACGCCCTGCTTGGCGCAGCCAACGAACTGACCCCTGCCGGGGTCCAGCGTGTCACGGCGGCGCTGTTTAGTCGGGCCTACGACAACAAGAACCTGATCCGCCGGGCTGTCGAGCAGGGCGTGGACAAGCAGATCACCAATGGCCTGACCGCCGCCGCACCGGCTTGGGCCCGGATGCGCGACGCACTCAAACGCGCGGGCAAAGAAAAGCAATTCGATATGACGCAGGTGCTTGTCGAGGCGCTGGAACTCATCAACGAAGCGGGCACCAAGGGGATGAACTTCGCCAACTTCATGAAGCAACTGGACGCCTTCCGGACGATAGACCCGAAGGCAGCCGCAGCGGCCCGGTTGTTCCTGAACGAGCAGCAGACCCGGCTCGCCAGCGCGGACACGATCCGGGACAGGCTCCAGAGGTACGCGGCGAGAGCTGAGGGGCTGACCAAAGCCGAAGACGACATTTTCGGCGGCGGTCCTGCGGACGCCACGGCCATCGTAGCCGAAATCGTAGCCGGGCTGGACAGCACGGCGAAGGGTCAACCCGTGGACCCCGGCGACACACCCACGCCTGCGACCACAACCAAACCGGAAGCAGAACCTAAGCTTGCGGGCAGAACCGAAGTGGAGGCCGAACCCCCGAGGGATAGGGTCTTCGGTCCGCGCCTGACCACCGCGAAGAACCCGTTCCCCGGATACGCCGGGCCGGTGACGCTGGCGACGGACGCGAAGGGCCGGAGGCTCTACTTCTGGCGCAACGAAGGGAGCGGCGGGGCCGCTGGGGCAGGCGAATACGGCATGACCTTGCTGACCCCGGACGACAAAGAAGTCTCGGTCGAGGCCGGGTTGCGAGGAGAAATGACCGGGGAGTATAGCCTGATCGCTACGGAAGTGGCCTTCTTGGCTGGCGAACTGGACAGCCTGATCGACGATCTTTGGGCCTCCGCCAAAACGAAGACCAAAACGCAGACCAAACCGGAGACCAAAGCGCAGCCCGGTTCCGAACTTTTCCCCGGCTCCGAAGTCACGTCCACCGGGCCGATGCAGGGGCGGAAAGCCGCCAAGGGCCAAGCGCCCGCCAGCGGCGCACTTCTGGACGCCCCGGACACGGGTCCGCAGACCCGTGTACCGCGTGGCGCAATGTCCCCGAAGACTTCCGAAGTCTCTTTCACCAACCGGGCGGCGATCTACGAAGACGCCTTCCGCGTCGCCGGGATCGACCCGGACCGGGGGCAACTCCTGCCGCCGGAGCGCAAGCTGAGAGTGTTGGCGGACGTGCTGGAAAAGGTCTTCGGCTTCAAGGTCAACATCAAGACGGACCTGTCCGTCCCGGACGCCGTGAACCAGATGCTCGACGCCTACCGCAACATCCGCTTCATGATGCACGCGCTGGCGCTGCCGGTGCAGGCCATCAGCTTGCAGGGAAGGCTCACGCTGTCGCTCGAACGCTTCAAGGGGCAATACCTTGGCATGTACTCGCTCGCGGACCACACGATCCACATGCCGGGCCGCTCAAATTCGTTCGCCCATGAGTGGATGCACGCGCTGGATCATTACCTCGGAGACACCCTCACTCCGAAGTTTAAGGACTTGCTGTCCCGCATCACGCGTAGCGAAGGTCTGGACCCGTCGGACAACCTGCAATCTGCCTTCATCAACCTGATCCATAAACTGTTCTTCGACGAAGCGGCCCTCGCCGTGCAGATGCTCAGGCTGGAAACCGAAGCCAACGCCACGATCAAGAAAGGCCCGAAAGCCGGACAGCCGACGCAGGCCGCGCTCGCGGCGCAGAAGTCCCTCGAACGGCTGGCCGCCGGGGCGACCCGGATACGGGTTCAGCCGTCCGCCTACCGGCAGGACGCAGCCAAATACGACCCGAGCAGTGACTATTTCCCCTCGGTCCACGAGATGATCGCCCGCGCCTTCGAGGCGTACACCGCCTTTAAGGTGGAGACTGCCGGGGGGTCCAACGAGTTCATCACCAAGGGCGATCAGAACTATCTGTCCGACGCGGACCGCCGCCTGCAAATGACGTTCCCGAAAAGCCACGAACGGCTGGCGATTTTCTCGGCGTTCGACGACGTGTTCCACCACATCCGGACCCAAGCGATCCTCGGCGTCGGCCCGGCGGAGCCCCTGCCGGTGGATCAAGACATAACGGACCCGTCCAAGTGGACCAAGATCGCCGCATTCCGCGACGGGCAGGGCGTTGTCGCGGCCCTTAAAGAAGAAGCCTTCAAGCTGCGCAACGCGCTCCGGGTGCTTCGGCTCCAACCCCTGAAACAGACCCTGAAAGCGTCCGCGTCGGAGGTCGCCATCAACGCGGGCATCGGCGCAACGGCCACCTCGCCCAAGTCCATGAAGCAGGGGATCACGGACGTGTGGGACGCAATGGCGAAGATCGTCCGGTCCGGGCGCGGCATTGCGAAGATGATCGTCCTCCGCCAGCCGGAGAAGTCTCAGCCGTTCTTGCAGTGGATCGTCAACCGTCTGACCACCGACCCCGGCACCGGCCGGGAGGATCAGGTCGCTACGTGGGAGGAAGCCGCCGGGAACCAGACCAACATCGACACCACGGAACTGCAAGCCGCGCTTGTCTCCAACGGCATGTCCGGGCGGATCAAGAAAGACGCCAGCATGAGATTGCGCAAGCTCATGCTCGGGCAGACCGTTCCGGGAGCCTCCACCGCTGAAATCGCCGTGGCGGCCCTACTGCGCCGGTTGATGGACAAGGCTTGGCAGGCGGCGTCCGCAGCGGGGGTCGGCATCGGCTATGTCCGCAACACCGGATACCTGCCGCGCGTCATTCTGCGGGAAGAAGTCCAGAACCGGCTGCAAGAGTTCACCGCCGCCGCGAAGCAGGTCTACCTGAAACAGTTCGACCACATCACCGACGGGATCAACGCGGCGGACCTGTTGGCTTTCGCCAAGGGCGTCATGTCCGAATTTGAGCCAGCCGTCGCCAAGGTGACGAAGACCGGGAAGCTCGCCCCGCCGTACCAAAACCTCCGCGCGGCGATCCGGGTGCTGGACAACGCAACGGCGCTCCACGACGCCAACCCCACGGCGCAGACCCGCGCAGACAAGGCGCAGGCCAAAGCCGCCGTGGACGCCGCCATAGCCCGGCTCTTGGCCGCGCTCCGCGACCCGTTCGCCACCACGTCGGCGAAAGCGTGGGGCCACCGCATTCTGGCCGGGGACAGCTTCTCATATGATAGCCACGGCCCCAACACGAACTTCGCGAAGACCCGGACCTTGGTCCCGGAGGCGGACGACATTTTGGGCGACGCCGGGTTCTACGACACGGACACGGTGCATGGGGCTGTGACATATCTGCACCAAGTCAACAAGCGGACCTCCTATCAGGAGCGTTTCGGCATGTCCTCGGGTCCGAAGTTCCTCTCGGACATATTGCGCCGGGAAGACATTCAGGATGCGATGCAGCAGAACCCCCGCAAGTACGACCCGGACACGTCCGCCGGGGCGTTCAACATCATCCGCGACCTCGCCAACCCGCAGGTGGACGACATAAAGGAAATGATGGTCAATGAGGCCGTCAAGTGGGGCGCGAACGGCGGCGATGCGCAATACCTGCGCGGCCTCGTCGAGAAGATAACCGGGCGCTCCGGCGGCGATCCGCTGATCAAACCCTATGAAGCCCTCTCGTCCACGATTGCCATCTACACTTTCATCGCGCTACTGCCGCGCGCGACGCTGACCGCCATAACCGAACCCATCGCCACCATGATGCGGACCGGATCGGTGAAGGCTTCCGTCCAGACCCTCGGCATGTATGTGATGGAGGCGGTGCGGAGTGCGAAGTCCACGCAAGAAAGGCAGGCTTTGGCCGAAGCCATCGGGGTCGTGTCCACGGCGCTGCATGACACGGTTCTGCTCAACCGCCTGTCCGGCGACCACGGCAACGTCGTGTCCGGCAACGTCGTCATGACGCAGTTCTTCCGGGCCATCGGCTTGACCCAACTGACGAACGCGCAGCGCCGGGCGGCTATGGCCGGAGGCTTCTACTGGCTGCGCGACCTCGCCAAGCAATACGCGACAACCGATAATGTCAAAAAGAAGATCATCGAAGCGGAGTTCCGCGACCTCGGGGTCCAGCCGGAGCAGTTCGACGCCGTGGTGGATTGGCTGGGGCAGTCGGACAGCCTGCCGACGCCGGAGGATATGCGGTCCAGCACCGGGAAGGTGATGGCCCTCGCGCTGGCCCGGTTCACGGACCAGACGATCCAGAACCCCCGGCGGATGGACAAGGCCCTGTCGGCCACAAGCCCCATCGGGCGGCTGACCTTCGGTCTCATGTCGTTCTTCTACACGTTCTTCCGCAACGTCCACCAAGCGACCTATTTGCGAGCCAAACGCAACTACGGGATTGCCAAGGGGGAGGGCGAAAGCACGACGACGGCGGCCATGCAGGCTGTCGCCCCGGCTCTCGCCACTCTCGGCGGCGGCTTCGCCATGATGTTCGCCGGGCAGTTCCTCATCTCAATGCTGCGCGAAGCGATCTACAACCCGGAGCAGTGGGAGAAACACGAAAAAGACGACGACCTGTCGGATTGGCTGATCAAGCTCGCTTGGTCCCGGACCGGCATATATGGCCCAGCGGACCCGCTCATCAACGCCATGACCGGCTTGCGCTACGAGCGCGACGTGGTGAACCTCGCCGCAGGGCCGGGCTTCTCTTACCTCATGTCCAACGTCCAGAATATCTTGAAGCTGTGGACGCGCAACTCGCCGAACACGAACACCGCAGAACACACCGCTGCCAAGTCCGCCTATCGGATGGCCTTCGCCCCGGCGGCGGCTTGGGCCTTGTCGGCGATCCCCGTCGGTGGGCCGGTTGCTTGGGCCGCTCGCTACGGAGCAATCGGTCTGGCGACTTCCAACGCGGCGTCCACCAAGGCGGCCGACGTGGTTGCTGGCCCCAAGAAAAAGTGACAAAAACCCGTGTCCGGCTTGTAGGTCCAGCCCCCGACACGGGTCCAGACCGCGAACGAACAATAAACATCTGTGCTGCGATGCTGCACAAACGTCCACTTCGTAGGCCGGGGACAGACACCGATCTACAAAGAATTATCTAAGGATTTCAGGGGGTTGTGATGGTGCTGCCGGAGAGAATTGAACTCTCGACCTCTCCCTTACCAAGACAGAGGTCGGTTTCGTTGGCCGACAAATAAGCCATTGAAATCCTTAAAATCCGGGTCCGTGGACCTGTTGTGTTGGTTTGTAGGTGGACAAAAACGCGCTGCGATGCTGCACAGGTCCGGGGCAATTGTCCATTGCGCTGCAATGTGCTGCACGCTATTTTGTCTGGACCGTCAAACCACACAAGAGGATAACCCCGTGACGCAAGCAGCTTCTTCAAAAGAAAAATCCCCGGCGCGGCGCATCGGGAAAATGTTAATGTGGATCACGATTAGCGCGGTCAGCGTCCCTTTGGCAGCGATTGCTCTGCTTCTGGTTTTCGCAGCCGGGAAGGCCCTTTTCGGCGGCGCGTAGGCGGCGAGCCGCAGCGCAGCGGTTCCACCCCCAACTCCTCGGCCAGCGCCTCGGCGTACTCGGTCGCCCCGGCGCAAGCCTGATATTTGGAATGGAAACCCGGCGCGTGTTCTTCGCCGGTCTCCTTGTCCGCAATAAACTCCACCCCTTTCTGGTAGACCGTCTTGTGGCAAGCGAAAAGCTGCCCCATTGACACAGCGAATTTGATCCCGTCCAGCCGCCCCCGCGCGAGATAGTCCGCGCCCGCTGCCGCCGCGACGAAGGGGCAGTTTTCGCAGGGCTTTTTCACGGGCCGTTGGCCGTAAAAGATGGAGACCCCAAAGTCTCCGGGTTTGAAGCTGTCCACTACACGTCCTCCGCCCGTTGGTTGATCCGGAACCACAACAGGTCCGGCTTGAGCGTCGCCATATCACTTCCCCTCAACGGCCACGTCGTAGCCATACTTTTGCAGCCGGAGGAGCCAAGCCCGCGCCGCGTGTTGCGGGAACCAGCCGGGACGCACGATAGGGGTCCGCTCGATTTCTTCCAGACCATCGGGCCACGGGTCTCCCCGGACCAGCAAGGCGTCCCGCTCGCTCATGAGCATAACCGCGTCCGCGCGCTTGACCCATGTCTTTGTTTCGTCGTCCCACGGGTATGGCAGCTTGGCGCGGGCGAAGATCGCCGCGTCGTGGGTGGCTTTCAGGTCACGGATCATGTCCGCGCCAAGGACGTTCGCCAGCGGTGTAGGTATGTCCCCAATCACAAACTCGTGGGCGTCGTGCAGAAGTCCGACCAGCCGGACAGACCTCGGGACGGGCTGGGTGATCAGCCAATCGTGGACCCGGCAACAATGCTCGGCAACTGAGTAGAACATCTGAGTATGCCCGCCGAAGCGGCATATGTGGGCAAGGGCGTGGGCCACGTCGGCCCACTCCACGTTCTCTGCGGCGGGGTTGGTGTACTCCCACCGGCCCCCGGAGGCGGTCTGGCTCCATGTCATTGTGGTCATTGTCCTGTTGCTCCTGTTGTTAAAATCTAGCGGCCCTGCGCAGCTCCGACGCCGCGCCCGCGAAGGCCCTCCCAAGCCCGGCGGACTTGGTTCTCGAACATGCGCAAGGTGTCCCTAGAGGACGGCGACACGCTGGTGGTGAGGGTGCGCTTTTCGGGGCCGCGCCGAATAGTGATTTTCATGTGCCCGCTTTTGGCGACGGCCATCGAATAGTTGGACGTGTAGCGTTCTATGACTTGGACGTATTCGCGATTGGTCTTGGACTGTCCCATGTCCGTTATCCCTTCGGGTGTATGAGCGCCGTCAGGATCATGTCCAAGGCGACCTCTCGGTTGGCGTGTTGCGACCGGGCAAGCATCGAGACCGCTTCGGTCCCGGTCGGCAGGTGCGTAGCCTTGACCCCCACGGGGGTGAAACCGACCTGCTGGCCGCCTCGGGGTCGCGGCGGATACGCTTCGATCTTCAGGTCTGCGGGGTCAATCATAGCGGCGGCTCCTTTTGGGTGGGTCTTTGATTGTTCTGCCCCGGCGCGGGTACTGGAGAAGCGCGAAGGCGAGGGCAAGGACGCCGACGAAGCCGATGAGGGCTGCTGCGAAGCAAGACATAAGGCGAGGCTCCTGCGGTGTGGGTTCAGTTATTCTCACCCACACTCTTGCTGCGTTTGTCTAGTTTGTCAAGCGACAAAACAGACGACGGGCCTATTTTTTGTAACGCTGGCCGACCCAGCCTTCGGCCTCGACAGGTAGCCCTGCGGCCCATGTGGGTGGGCTTCGCATGATCGCCAACAGGCGGGCGAGCGTGCCGTCAGCGTTGCCTTCGTCCGGCTCCGTCAACAGTTCGTCGTGGACCGTCAGGATCAGCGGAATGCCCTCGGCGTCCGCCGTGAGCATGGCGTCGCGCATCACGTCGCGGGCGACGGCCTGCGTCACGTTCTCGGCCAGCTTGCCGCCGTAGGTCCGCAGCGGCTCCCAGCGGCGCGTGTACTGGTTGGTTCCCCTGTAAGTGATCGAGGTCCGCCCCGGCATGTCCGGGTCCATCTCCAGCGTGGCGTTGCGGTAGACCAAGTGGCGTCCCGAAGGGAGCCGGATAACCAGATGCTTTCCCCACATGCCGACGCGGACGAAGCCCACATCGACATGGGTCTGAGGGTTTTCGAGAACGGTCCGTGCTGCGCTGTCCAAGTCCCACCAGAACCGGACAATCGCGTTGTTCGCCCGCCGCCACTCGGTGACGGCTTCCTCTGCTTCCGGGAGGGTCATTTCCACGCCGGACTTGGCGGCGGTCTCGATAAACTTGTCTTTGCCCATGCCGAACCCGAGGCCCAGCACCATGACTTTGCCGCGCTGGCGCAACGGACTGTCCTTGGGGATCGTCTTCCAATCTATCCCTTTGACGCGACCGATGGTGTAGCGGTACACGTCCGCGCCGGACGCGAACACGTCCAGAATGTCTTGCTGCCCGGCCAGCCAAGCAATGACGCGGGCTTCGATCTGCGCGAAGTCGGCGACCGCGAGCGTGTGTCCGGGCCGGGCCACGATGCAGGCGCGCAGCAGGGTGGAGACAATACCCATAGCGGGACCAAACAGGGCTTCGAGCATGTCGTAGGGCATACCAGCCTCCACCATGCGGGCCGCGCCGTCCACATCCTTGAAGTCGCCGCGTGGCATGTTTTGCAGTTGAATGAGCCGTCCGGCCCATCGCCCGGTCCGGTTGGCTCCGTAATATTGAAGCATCCCGCGCACGTCCCCGACCCCTTGAGCAGCCGTGCAAGCGGCCCACATAGCCTTGAGTTTGGCCGCGCTGGTCCGGGCAACGTCCGCGCGGATCGTGAGGATTTTGCGCTCCATGCCTATGCAGTCCGGGTGTTCCATCCGCTCGGCAATGGTGTCCTTGCGCAGATCGTCGTGAGGATAGCCGAAGGCTTGAAGCTCTTTCAGCATCGCCGCTGTGGAGTGAACGCCCCGGACACGCCTGCCGGTAAGCGCGTTCAGGCGCTGACTGCTCCAATGGGTCGCTTCTTCGGCGAGAACACTCAGCTTTTCCACGAAACCCAAGTCCACGCCGACGCCCTTCGCGTTCATCCGCTGGTCCAGCATCCACGTCTGCCGCTCGATTTCCGGCAGCGGCGGGAGGGTTTTGGCGATGGCCCGTTCGACTTCCACGTCCACGTCGCAATATTCCATGAGCCTTTCCAGCCGGGCAGGTTCATCTTCGTGCCACCACGTCGTGATACCCCGGCGAGGGTCGTGCTTGCGCGGTTTGCACATCCGCATCATGAGGGCGTGGCCCTCCTTGTCTTTCTTGATGGCGACGCCCGCCGCCGGGCCCGCCATGTCCAGCGACAAGGGCAGCCCCCAATAGGCGGCGCGGGCCATCGTGTCCGAGACTTGGGCCAGTGCCAGACTGTCCATTTGGGGGTCCAGACCAAGCTGACGGATCAGCGTCTTGTTCCAGATGCACAACTCGAAGGCCACGTTCCAGCCTTGGACCGTGCGCCCCCGGCGGACGTGATCGAGGACTTCGTGCGGGAACGGGTCGCCGATCTTCCAGCGGCAGACCGGATCATCGTCGAAGGCGAACGACATACATATGACGCGGGTACTGTGATGTTCCGCGTAGGTGTAGGCCCCCGTCCGGCGCAGGTCCGCGAGACTGATAGTCTCGAAGTCAATCGAGAGGATGGCGTCGGTGGTCATCCTCGGGGTTCTCCGCCAAACAGGTCAAGCTGGTTCGGGTCGGCGCGCCACGGGGCAGACGGCTTGGGGGTCGCCGGGGACACACTGTCCGGGCCGGTGAAGCGGTCGTCCCACGCCACCATCTTGCGTTCTTCGTAGGCTGTCAGGAACGCGAGGCAGCAAAGCGCGTGCCAAAGGTGCGAATAGGCGGTTTCGTCGTCGAGGTCACCGAAGCAGAAGTTGGCCGTCGTCGGGCCTTTGCCACCCCACCACGCGAACAGGTGCCGGAGACAGGCAGCGTAGGGCCGGGACCATTTCATGCCCTTCTCCCAATTACGCTCGGAGTATTTCTTGGCTCCGGTGCCAAGCACGCTCGCCAGAGCGAAGGGAACTTCCGGGGGTATCAGGTCCATGCGGGCTTTGTCTTCGTCCGCCTTGTGCCCGGACACGAGATTGCGGGGGTTTACGTGATCGGCCATTTGGGTCGCTCCTATTTGTCGGGGTAGGGGTGGGCCGCGAGGTCTGCGACGAGGCCGGGCCGGTGGTTTACGGGCAGACCGTTCACCAAATTGGACCGCACGGTGAAGCCTGTGGATTGTGCCTTGTGGTTGTATGGTTCTTTTTCCACCCAAACGTGGACCGGGTAGCCGCGCGCCTGCCAGTATCGGGCAATTATGGCCGCGAGGGCCTTGGTTCTTTTATGGTTCATTTGTCGGCTCCGTTGGTCGGCAAAGCAGACACGCCGGGCGAAATGCCCGGCGTGTGCGTGCCCTCCTAGAAAGGGAAGTCTTTGCTGTCGCCGTTGCCCGCTGGGGCGGCCACCGCGTTCACGTCGATGCCGAGGGCGGCAAGCTGCGAGTTGTCAGCCTGGGCGAAGGCGTCTTCGGGGTTGGTCACGACACGTCCGTCGAGGCGAGGCATGTCCGCCTTGACGATCTGGACGTGTTCGAGCGCGAAGGAAACCCCGCGATTGCCGGTGCTGTCGTAGCCGAAGGCGCGGACTGTGAAGCGAGCAAGCTGTCCGGCGAACACGTCGCTGGGGACCATGATCTTCGTCCCGGCAAGGTCAACCACGCCGGGAGCGCCGTCGGCCTCGTTGCGCCACGGGGAGATGAACGTGTTCGCATTTTCCAGACCATTGTAGGTCTTTTCGGCGGCGTTGCGGAAGGGGAGGCGAAGGCCCCTCACGAAGTTGGCGTCAGCGGCTTTGGCTGCGCCGAACTTCTTCCCGATTGCCTCCATCACCAGCTTGCGCAGGTCTTGGTAGGCGGTGGACCCGACACCGGCTTCATCGAAGGCCAGCATCGCGGAGTAGCGCGGGGCTTGGGTGGGGTTCGCCGGGTTGGTTGCGGCGGTGAACAGTTTCGGAAACATGAGTGCGCCGATGGGCGTCATTACTGTGCCGTTGGACATGGGGTTAGCTCCTTTTAGTCCTTGAGGGGGTTGTTGATGGCCGGTAGATTGAAAGCCTCGTGTGCGGACCGGCTCCTGACACGCGCACGGGGGTCTCCGTTCGGGACGAGTGATCGCCCGGCGGAATTTTTGACGACGTGTGGCGCGACCTCTTGGTCGTACCGCTTTTTGCCGACACGTTTCTGGACCTGCGCCGGGGACAAGATGGTCTCCGAAATGTAGTCCGAGGGGTCCAGCGTCGTGATCCCGTCCAGCGTCTTGCGCAGTTCGTCGGGGTCGGTGTCGGCCCACTTGCGCCGGGGGAGGGTCGGGACCAGCGCCCAGCCTTTCACGTCCCGGCCCGCTTCCCGGCGTTCTTTGGCGAGGGCTTCTGCGGCGGCCATCCAAGGCTTGATGATGCTGATCTTGTCCAGCAGTTCCCCGAGGGCGTCGTCCGAGAAGGAAAGGACCGGGGCTTGCATGATCGTCGTGTCACCTGTGGCGGGAATGTTTTCGAGCGCAGCGCCCGCGAACATATCCTTGGCGGTGTCGAGGGACAGCTTTTTGGGGGCTTCGCAGGGCACAAACGCCGGACAAAACCGACACCAATCGCCTGCGTTCGTCGTCTGGCCTTTGTCCTCCAGCGCCCTCTTGACGCCGTTGTAGAGGTCGTGCTGCGCCCACCCGATGATCTTGCTGGGGACATACGAATGGGACCGGACGGGGCCTTCGGGGTGGTAGGCCCGGGGCTGGACTATCGTCGTTCGGACTTCCTTGACCGGCACCGGGCCTGTGGGGACTGCGTGTCCGGATGCGAGCAGCATGTTCTTCAACAGTTCGTCACTGATAGACCCGGCGGCGTAATAGAGAAGCTGCGGGTTGTCCGGCGTTTCAACCACGATCCCTTTGCCGAATTTCAGGTCCGCGATAACCAGCACTTCCAGCGTGGGGTGGTAGGCAATGCAGTCGGACGTGCCGAACAAGTCGATGGGCAGCGCCGGGAGAGCGCCCCAGTGGATTTGGGGCGAAACCCGTTGCTCCAGCAGTACGATGAAGCCCATAGCCTTGAGGCCGCGAAGCAGGTTCACGTAGGGTTCGAGGGCTTCCGCAAATTCATCGTCCACGGCGATCTGATAGCCGTCCGCGTTTCGGGTCTGGCCCACGAAATCAGAGGGGTCTTTACCTGTGAGCAGGCAAGCCTCGCTAATCGCGTGGGCCAGTGTTCCCTCCGCCGCAAACGGGGAGGATCGGCGCTGTCCGTCGTCGTGGACCTGAGCCAGATGGAACGAAGCGGGGCAAGATAGCCCGCGCTTCGCGCCACTGGCCGAAAAGGCGGAGTGGGCGAGCGGGGCCATCTTAGGCTGCCGCCTCGCTGTTATTGGACGTGGCGAGTTTCACGTCCGCAAGGAACTCGCTGGCGCGGTCCAGCGGAACATCGGAAAACTGTTTGACCTTGTATTTGGCCTGCAACTTCGTGACTTCGCCCATCGCGCGTTCGCCGTCCTTGAGGAAGAAGTCCTGCATCAACTTGTTGGCCTGCTCTTTGGTGTCCTGTGGGGTCATGTCCTGCACCAAATTGTCGGTGACGGAGGCGTCGCCCTTGCTGTCGTCTTCCTTTTGATCGTTCGCCGGGGCGGCTTTTTTCTTCGTCGTCTTGCGAGGGCGGGTCGGGGTGTCTTCCACCGTGGCTTCGACCGTGCCGTCTTCGACCTTGGCCGCGCTGGTCGTGACAAGGTGCTGGTCCTGCGCGTTCAAGTGATTGTTCAGGGTTTGCAGGGCGTGCAGAAGGTCTTCGGGGCAGTCCGCGTTGATGGTGATGTGAATTTCAGCAGGCATAGGGGAAACTCCAGTTAGGTTGGGTTGGGTTGTCAGATAGTCCCGGCGCTTATGTCCACGCCGAGTAGGTCCATGAAGTCTTTGGCTTTGCGCCGCAGGGTTTTGATGATCGGCTCGTCCACGGTGCCATGCGCGTAGGCAAAGTAAACCGTGACCGATCCGGCTTGGCCGATGCGGTGGCACCGGCTTATCGCTTGGTAGTTCTGGACCGGGGTCCACTCGGGTTCGAGCAACAGCACGTCCTGCGCGGCTGTCAGGGTGATGGAGGTGTTGGAGGCCAATGTCTGCCCGAGAAACAGACGACAGCCGGGGGAGTTCTGGAAGCGGTCCACGGCGAGCAGCCGGGCGGAGTGCGGGGTGGACCCGTCAATCCGGGCTGTGCCGTACTTGGGAGCGAATGCGGCTTGCAGTTTGTCCAGCACAGATCGGTGATATGCGAAGACAACCAGCTTTTTGTCCGGGTCTTGCAACAGGTTCTTGATCCACTCAATCACGGCGGTGGCTTTTAGTTCCCCCAAAGCGCGGCGGCGAGAGGCGACGTGTTCGTCGTCCAGCAAGTCGTTCAGGGCCGTGCCTTCGGCGGTCTGGAGCAGAGCCGCCAGCCGGGCGTCGATGGGGTCGCCCTTGTCCTGCACTTCGAGCGGGAGCAGGACTTGTGTGATCGGGTCCAGATCGGGCAGCACGTCCCTTTTGAGCCGGGCCAGAAAGTAGGGCCGCAGGGCGTCGCGCAGTGCGGGAATTTCCTTCCGGTCATTGCCGTCGATCTGCCAGCCGAAATTCGTGTGCCGCATGTTGGTGAAGCGCATTTTGAAGTCGTGGTCACTTGGCATTTCGTTGGCGAATAGCTGCAACAGCATGGGGCCGAAAAGGCCGCGCAAATGGGGGTATAGCTCACCGACGTGGTTGGGGGTGATGGTGGCCGTCGCCAGCCAGACAGCGCGGCAGCGTTCCAAGACGGAGCGCGCGAGGTCCAGCTTGTTGCCGTAGACGGCGCGGGTCCGGTTGGCTTCCGGGTTCTTGAGGTAGTGGGCTTCGTCCACGAACGCCACACCAAAAGGGTCGGCCGTGCGGAGGGCTTTGATCAGCTTCGCGGCGTTCCTTGGGTTCTGGAGCCAATCTATCGTGACGATCAGCGCAAGCGGTCCGGGAGGGATAAGTCCGGCGGTGTCGTTGGGGTATGTGTAGACCGGGCGGGGCTTGGACAGCCATGTCCGGAACTGGATGGCCCACGAGACACGCCCGATGGCCGGGCAGAGGACCAGAATGCGGGAAAAGTTCCTCTGCTCGGACGCCCGGATCATCTGCATTGACTTCCCGAGACCCGCATCATCGCCGAGAATAGCGAAGTCGCGGGCTGCGAGAAAATCAATTCCTTCAAGTTGAAAAGGCTTAGGATGGTCCATTTGAGTGTCCGAGCAGGGGGTTGAACTGTGAACTAGAAGCGAACGGGAGTTTCTGGCGCTAGTTCACAGTCCGGGGCGGGGTGTTGTTCTCTTTGTCGGCGAGCGCCTCGGCCTCCGTCTTGACGGACCGCCACGCGGGGTCTTCCGGGCCGACAATTTCCCCGGTGTCCGCGTTGCTGTACGCCGAAAAACTGACAATTTGCCGCAGAATTTCATAGGGCAGGGTTAGGGCGTTCGGGTTGTATTCCAAGCCGGGGGTCTGGCCGTGGTAGTCGATCATCACCTTGCCGAGTGTCACCATAGAATAGTAAGTGCGGAGGACGGCGAGGATGGCAAAAACAGCCCGGTCCCCGGCCAAGTGGGCGCTCAAAACGTCGTCGTCGGCCAAAAACCGGCGGGTCGCGGTGGACGCATAGGCGAAAAGCCGTGTGACCTCGGAGAGGGTAGCGTCCGCCATGCGGGACGCATTCTGGCCAGCACTGTCGCCCTGAACAGTGTCGCGGTGTGGCGCGCGGCTTTCGTCGCTATACGCCTTCGTCAAAACCTTCGCGGCGGCGTCGCAGACCTGCACGTACTCCACAAACTGCTTGATCATGTCGGTACTGTCGCGCGCGGTGTCGGTGTGGTTCGCCAACGTGATAAAGTCTTGCAAGGTAACATTGGCGGGGGCGGTGTCGATAGACATGGTTTGGTTCCTCGTGTTTGTTTGCGTCGGTTGACAAAACAGACAAAACACGAAACCGGGGATCGCGTCAAGGGGCGGGTGGAAACTTTTTTTTATTTGGTGGGGGTGTTGAGCAGCGCCCAGCCGAGGCCGATCAGGGCGGCGTCCGCGCGGTTGTGGTCCATTTTGCGGGCAAAAAGGTGGGCATGGTTGGGGAAAATCTGGTTCGCACGGAGGCGTCCGGCGTCCTTGTCGCCCTTGGGTTGGCGGACAGCGCGCTGCCATTCTTGGGGACGAATGAAGTGGACCGGCAGACCGAGGCCGGAGGCCAGCCCTGCAAGTGCGCCAGCCGTGTAGCCGAAGCGGAACATGGAGGTTACGCCTTGGCCCGGCATGGCGCTGACTTCTTCGATGATCACTGCTGCGACACAGAAGGGCGTCCGGATAAGAGGGACCGTCGCGGCCATGAGAAGCTGGCTTTTCTTTTTGCGGTTCTGCGTGGTGGTGGCCGTGGGAATATCGTGGACGGCGAGCAGGTCGATCTTGTCGTCGGCCACGGACAGCCAAGCAATAGCGCCGGTCAGGCCGGGGTCAATGGCGACGATGATCCGGGTGAGGGTGGGGGTCCGCGTCATGGGCGGGGCCCGGTGGAATGTGTCACGATCCGGAACAGATCGCGGGGGGTGATCCTGTTTGTGTTCATCAGGGCATAGACCAGCGCAGCCCGCCAGCGGTCCGGGATGCGGCGGCGGGAGGACCATTGGTAGACGGCCCAATCGGTCGGGAGGGGTTGGCCGGTCTTCGCGAAGTGCTGCCGGATGGCGTCCGGGGAGGTTCCGGCGGCTTTCAGGATGGCCGGGTCGTTCCACGCAATGATGGCCGGGTTGGTAGCGGTGGGGGTGGAGGTCATGTTGCGATGTCCATCTGCAATCGTGCGTGTGTGTGTGTGTGGGTTCGGTGTGGAGAAAAGAGGCGTCCGGGTGGAACCAGACCCGGACGCCTCGCCAACAACCGTGCGCCAAGGGGAACGCGGGTTGTCGGTCTTGCAGGTTGACAATAGCGACAAATGACGCGGGGTCAAGCGCCGCGTAGGGTGGTTTTGGGGGGCGTCAGCAAAAGACGCTCTTGACAAAATAGACAAAGAGGCCCATGTCTAGGGAGCGGACGGCCCAAACAGCCCCGGGTCCGCTTCTTTCATCGGCCCCTGTGTGGGGGTGGAGGGTCTGTGCAACAAGGAGGCCGCTAGGCGGTTTGATGTTATGGGTAGAGCAAAGAGTAATGCGCAGCGCGTCGAGTTAGGTAATTTTGGACAGAACCTTTATCGCGCGAGGCTGGAGGCCGGGATGTCCCAATCCGATCTGGCCCGCAAAATATGGGGCACAACGAAGGACAACAGGGGCTACATCGTGGCCCGGAACCGGGACCGGGTGTCCGCCTATGAGCGCGGCAAGGCCCAGCCCACCCATGAAAACCTGACCGCCATTGCGAAGGCGCTGGGCGTTACGGTCGAAGATTTGGCTCCGGACCTGCTGGCAGCGGACATGGGTGCCGAGGCTCCGACAATAGGCATGACGATGGTCAAGAACCGGCACGACAGAGTGCATTTGCAGGTCAACACGATTACGAGCTTGGAAAAAGCCTCGCAGGTGATTGCTCTCTTGAGCAAGGGCGAGTGACGTGGACCTTTTGACGCAGGCCGAGACGGCGAAGCTGTTGGGGCGGACGACAAAATACGTCGCCCGGCTTCGCGCCGAGGGCCTACCTTTTCTGCCGGGTCGGCCCGTGATGATTTCGCGGGCGGACCTTGTTGCTTTTGTAGAACAACGCAAGGAAACAAAACAATGCAAATCCCCCAAAGGGTTGAGGACACAAGGCTCGAAAAGAACCGTTCGGGTCGGTACGAAGTCCGCTGGACAGAGCGCGACGGACAAGGCCGTGCTAGAACGAGAAGCCACTCGTGCGGCACTGAGGACCGCCAGTTGGCAGAGGAAGTCCGTCGTGCGTTGATGGGTGCCGCTGCGCAGGTTGCCACGTCGGCGCACCGGGTCCGGTTGGGGGCGTTGGTGGACAAATATGTGACGCACCACGTCGAAATCAACGGACTATCAGACAGTCAAAAGTGGGCCTTGAAGCCGATCAAAGCGGCGCTGGGGCGGTTGTTCGTATCGGACGTGACGACTTCGGAGGCGGTGGGCTACCGCCGGGGGCGGGCGGGGACCGTGAAGGACGCGACGATCCGCCGGGAGTTGGGTGCGCTGCAAGCGGTCTTGAAGTGGGCTGTCAAGGCTGGCGAGCTGGACCGGGACACTGTGCTGCCGCATGTGCCGCTGCCGCCCGCGTCGCAGCCGAGGGAGATCTATCTGGACCGGGAGGCGGAAGCGCGTCTGTGGGCGAAGGCCGAGGGGTTGGTGCTTCGGCCGGGGGTGCCGTTGGGCCAGAAGCGGATCGGTGTGTTTGTGTGTCTGGCGCTTGAGACCGCCGCGCGGGCGCGGGCCATCGAAGGGTTGACGTGGGATCGGGTACATCTGACCGGAGGGTTGATAGATTTCAGGGAACCGGGGCGGCGGGTTACGAAGAAGAAGCGCGTCGCGATCCCGATCTCGGACCGGCTTCGGCCCGTGTTGGTGCATTGGTTTGCCTTGTCCGGGGGCGCGGGCCAGAACATCGCGACCGGGCCGGTGCTGTTGTCCACCGGCTCGGCCCGCAAGGCGTGGGAGAGGTTCCGGGCCAAACACGGCTTTGATGGTGTCACGCGGCACAGTCTGCGACATACGTGGGCCACCTTGAAGTTGCAGCGCGGCGTGGACATTTGGCAGGTCGCCGGGGTGCTGGGGGACACGGTGGAGATGGTGCAGCGGGTCTACGGCCACCATTGCCCGGAGAACCTCCGCAGCGCAGTGAACGCGTAGGGCTACCTTAGACCGGGCTTGACAGATGGGACATGCGGGGCGTCTTTTGGCGGCCCGTGTGTCGGTTTTGCAGAGCGACACAAGCGACAGATTTTATTGGAACCATATCAGGAGTAATACAGATGAACGGAATAAGTCCGGAGTTGCGGGTTTTCCTGCAAGGGGTATTTGGGGACAGGGCAGACGAGGCGTGGCTGGCGGCGTTCAGAGACTTCCCGCCGAAGCCGGGGGATTGGACCGGGAAACGGGCAGGAGATTGGGCGGGGATGGACCCGGAGGCAGCCCTGAACGAGTTTTTCTGTATATCTTTGATGAAGCCGGGCGCGGGAGCGCGGAGGGAAGCGAACATTGAGGGCCACTGGCTGATTGTGGCAGACGACATAGGGACCAAGGCCAGCCGGGAGGATTGGGAGAGATTGATCGGTGCGGGTTTCCCGCCGCCGTCATTCAAGATAGAGACTTCGCCGGGGAACGAAACATGGGGCTGGTTGCTCCGGGCGATGGTCCCGTTGGGGTCCAAGCAGGAAGCCGACGTGCGGCAGGTCCGGGCGTTGATGGCCGCGCGAGGCTTGTCGGACGCGGCGGTTGTCGTGGACCCGACGCGGTACATCCGGTTGCCGGGTGGGTGGAACTCCAAACCGAAATACGCTTTGGAAGGCGGAGGGTTCCCTTGGGTTTCGGCTGTGGAACTGGAATTGGGTCGTCGGGCCGATCTGGAAGACATGGGCCGGGCGCTGGCCGGGGAGAACTGGCGGACGGAAGTGTTGCCCCTGGCTTTGACGCCGGGCAAGAAGCTCGGGGGCGCTGGGGGAGATTTGGACCGATCAGCGGACATGAACGCGCCGGAGCCGATCATCCAGTTGGCGCAGGAGGTGGGCATGGCCCCGGTCCAGATCAGGCAGGGCGTGGTCGAGGCGAGGTGCCCCAATGCGGACCAGCACACGGACGGGCGTCCGGACGGGTTCGCTTTTTTGGGTGCAGGCATAATGCACTGTCAGCACGACCATTGCTCAAGTTTGACGACGATGGACTTCCGGCGAATGATTTGCGAGGCGTTCGATGATCAGGAGGCCGTGCGGGCTGCGGCCGGGGCGGCTGTGGGCGTGACTGTTGCGCCGAGGGTAGCGAACGACTTTCTGGCCGTGGCGGACTTTGCGCAGCACGGGGGTCTGGGGCCTGTGGCCGAGGATGAAGTGTCCGGCTTGGCCGAGGCAATGGCCGGGCGGGTTGTCGCTGCGCGCCTGAAAGCCGAGCAGGACTTCGACGCGGCTGTGGGGGATTTGGCGAAGCGGTTTGTTTACGTGCGTTCTGCGGACGTGTTCTTCGATTTGCAGGAGCGGGCCGTCATAGCGCGGGCCGTGATCGACACCCATGAGGAAGTCCGTGCCGTGATCCCGTTCGGGTCCAACGGAGCCAAGAAGGCAGTCAACGTCCTGATGAACCACCCGGACTTGATGACCGCTGCGACATTCACCTATGCGCCGGGGGCGCTGGGGGTGCTGGTCAAGACCCGGAACGAAAGCGGCGTGGACGTGTCCGCTGCGAACCTGTGGACGCCGACGCGGATCGGACGCCGGAAGGGCGAGCCGACGAAGTGGCTGGAGCTGGTCCGGCACATCATCCCGGCGGAGAACGCGCGGAACGCATTTTTGGATTGGATGGCGTGGGTTGTCCAGAACCCTGACAAACGAACGCCGATCATCCCGCTGTTGATCGGGGACCAAGGCACCGGCAAGGACACAATGATCACGCCGCTGATCCAGATAATCGGGGCGCACAACGTATCGACCGTCAATGCTGCGGACATGCGGTCCGGGTTCAACGGCTGGATGCGCCGACGGTTGGTCGTGTTCGACGAGCTGAAACTGTCCGGGGACGATCTCTACAATCAGATCAAAGCGTGGACCGGATCACATGAAACGCTGGTCGCGATCAACACCAAGTTCGAGCGGGTCTGGTATATGATCCCTGTGTCAGTGTTCATCGCCATGTCCAACCATGACGATGCGCTGCAAGGGGCCGAGGCGGACGACCGGCGCTGGATGCCGTACAAGTCCCCCGCCGTGAAGATGCCTCCGGAGTGGTACGCGGCAATGAAAGACGCTGTGGGGTCCGTGGACGAACTGGAACGGGTCCATGAGTTCTTCATGGCGCGCGACGTGAGCCAGTGGAACGCCTACGGTGAAGCCCCTAACTTCGACAAAGCCGAGGTATTGGCCGACGGCCTGAACTCTCCGACGCGGTTTTGTTATGTGGCGTTGACCGAGGGGGTTTTTGCGAACCGGACGTTGGTGACACTGAAAGAGGTCGAAGACTATGCTGCTGCATTCGGCCATGCGTCCGTGAAGAACCGGATAAACTCAAAGCATGTGCAGGACGCGTTGAAGCACGCCGGATGCCAATCGTTGGGTCGGCAGATACGAGTTGGCGGACAGATTGTCCGGCTCTGGCATGGGCCGAAGACGAAAGGGCGGACCGACTTGCGGACTTTCATGGACGGCATGGAGCCGTCCGTTGTGTCTGCGATGTTCGTGAAAGAGGCCGAAGGGGCGCTGGGCATAGCGTAAAAGCCCGGCGCACAAGGGTTTCGCGTTAATGGCTGAAACAGGTGAAGTACCATGTACGTAACGACAGAGCCGCCTGTGACAAAAATCGTCACAGGCGGCTTTTTCACCTCTCAGATGTTACTTTTGGTGGTACGGGTTGGTGTTACAGAGCTAAACCATTGAAAACACATAACAACTACTTCCTATTTTTGATAGAGTAACAGTAAAATCATATATATATATATATTCTCTATATGAGCGATTTTTTCCTTATTCTGTGGTGTATGTGTGTGTGTGGGGAAGTTTCCTCAAAAACGGGGTTTAGGTGAAGCAGCGTGACACTTCCTCTTTTCGGCCCCTAAATGATCCCCATGTCCCGCGCTTTGCGCACGGCGGAAACCCACGGACCGACCTCTCCTGTGTCCGCGTGATGCAGCCATCCCCGGACCAACTCGAAGGACAGCATGTGGCAAAGCTGCGTCCACGTCATGTTGTCGTAGAGGACTTTGTTGACGACTGCCCGCTCATCGTGCCGCGCGGCCCACACGGCCTTGAACGTCGGGTCCATCACGAGCGCCACCGGCAGACGGCTGCGGGCGACCAATTCTTGGACCAATCGACGCGCAGCCGCCGGTCGGGACTTGATGGTCCGCCTCTCTTTTTGCGGCCGGTTGACGAAGATGCGGTGTTCGGTGTCCGTCAGATGGTGTCGGCAGTGTTCGGCTTTCCGCACGGCGGGTTGTTTGCAGTCCGGCAATGCGCAGCGGCGCAGGTTGGGACCACTCCACTGCGTTGCCCCCCTGTGGTCCTCCAGAGCCTGTTTAGCGCGCTCGGTGGGGGCGACGGTCCGGGAGGACCGCTTGCGCTGCGTCGCCACCCCCGGCACCTTGGGGACCGCTGTGTCAATCATCGCTTTGTCCAAGAAGTGAAGAAGACCCTGCGGGTCCGTCGGTATCTCTTTAAGGGCTGTCCGGGTGGAACCCATCGCGCCTACTCCTGATTTTGTTTTGCGGGTTGTTTGCCTGATAGGTATCGACTTCACCAGACAAAGCAACCAAAACGGCGGGTTGTTTGCCCCGGACCCGCCGGACCCGCCGGACCCGCTCGCCGCGCTCGCCGCGCTCGCCGGACCCGCCCGGCGCTTTTGTCGGTAGTGTTGCCCCGTTGCGCTTGACAAAACAGACAAACGCCATCTAAAGATGTGGTCCCGGCGCATTTGTGGCCGGGGAGGCGGCAGCTATGCCCGTCGCGATCCACGAAAGGGACCAACCCAATGCACGACTTTCTCCACGACCTCGCAGCCGCAACGGCCATCACTTTCTTGATCTTTGGCGTTTGCGCGCTGGCTCTCATCTAACCAATCCACAAGGAACCGAAACAATGACTAACACTACACTTACAAAGACTGCCCGCACGATCCTTCGCTCTCGCGTCCGGCGACATGCCGAGGCGCTTAAAGCTCTGGACGGTCGCAAGGTGTCGGACCTGACGAATGCGGACCTGATACAAACCGCGCTTCTGTTGGGCCTTGTTATTCCCAGCCCGCGCGAATGTGACGCTTACGACGAAGCCAAAGCCAATGGTGAGCCGGTCCCCTTGAACCGCGCCGATGCCATGGCCTCCCGGTTGGGCTTTGGCGGTGATGGTCTGGTTTACGTCGGCCCGGCGTCCGGCGCGCAGGCCAGCGCGGCGGGAAACGCAGCAGACGACGAAAGGCCGTCCAGCAATCCGGAAGACGACCGGGAACATGCTGAATACACAGTCACCTTGGACCTGTCGCCTGTAGACCCTGTAGACAAAGACGCCGCAGCCAAAGCGGACATTAAGCAGCAAGCCAAAGACAGGGCCGCAGCAATCCGTGAAAAGTTCGGTCGCGGCGATTTCGCCGGGTTCATGACGGACCTCGAAGCACTCGCTGAGACCGCGCTGACGCCACCACCCGCGCCCGTCGTCCGGATGGTCGGATATGTTGACCCGTCAAAGATCAAAGGGCAGGTGCCGCAGATTACCGGCGATCAAACAATGAAGGGCGCAGGTATATCTGCCCTTTGGAACGTGACAGACGCTAAAACGACCATGCCGACATATGACGCTGTGGACGCGCCCGGCGTTGATCCAGACTACATTTGGCCCGACCAGACCGGCCCGGCGCTGGCGGCAATGGCGCGCGGCGCAAACGTCTTGTTCTGGGGCCCAGCCGGGACCGGCAAAACGTCGTTCCCGCAGCAGGTCGCTGCTCGATGGGGTCGGTCGTTTGTGCGTGTCTCATGCACCGAAGACACCGAAGCCTCCACGCTGGTCGGCATGACTGTGCCGGACACGGCGTCCGGCGGCGTCAAATGGCAGGACGGCCAATTGGCGGCAGCGATCCGCAAGCCGGGCACGGTGATCTTGATTGACGAACCGAGCGTTGCACGACCCGGCGCGCTGTTCGTCATGCAAGCCCTGCTTGACCATGACCGCGCAATATATATCGCCGAGACCGGCGAGGTGGTCCGCTGCGCGCCTGACGTGGTGTTTGTGTTAGCCGACAACACCAACGGCACCGGCGACAACACCGGCAGCTATGAAGGCACGCGACGGCTAAACCGCGCTTTTCTGGATCGGTGCGCGCTCACGGTCCATCTGGACTATCTGGCCCCAGACCGGGAGGCCGTGGCGCTGGTTGCCCGGACCGGCGTTTCCCGCAAAGCCGCCGCCGCGCTTTGCAAGTTCGCGGCGCTGACGCGCGCAGATGCGGATAAAGGCAAAGTATCGCACGGGATCGGCTTTCGCCGCTTGCAGGCGCTCGCCGAGACTATCGCTTGCGGCGTTGACCCCGCGCAGGCGTTCCAGTTAGCCGTTCTGGAGACCGCGCCCCACGACGACGTGGAGCCGCTCCGGCAGCTCTGGACCAGCGACGTTAACGCCTCTGTATTTTCATAACACAACAACAAGGAACCAAACCAATGACCAACACACCATCAACCCACAGCCCCAGCCTTTACGATTTTTCTGGCCGGGTGGTTTACTCGGACTTCGTGTCCGCTGCTGAAAAGACAATGCGCGCTATTTTGGCGCGCACTCAAAGCGGACGTTACCACCTCAAGATCACGCCCACGGGCGGAGAAAGCGCCTACGTGTCCACGTCCGGCGCTCAGACGTTCGATGTGGGCCTCCCCTCGATCCCAATGGACACTGTGATCACCGCAGAATATGCCCGGCGATTGCTGGCGTTCTTGATCCACGAGCTATGCCACGTTCTCGCCACCGACCTCGGCTTGTTGGGGGATTTCCACCGCCGCACGTTTCCCCTCGGCGTTACGACCCAGCTTGCCGCCGAGCTACTCAACCAAGTGGAGGATTATTATATAGAGCGGGTCGCCTCGGACCCGCGCGGCCCGGTCGTCCAAAACGCGCCCGCGCTGCTTGGCTATCTTAACGACGTAGTCCAACAGCCCGGCGGTGCGCTGGCGGCGATACAAGCCACCCCGGCGGCCCGGCACGATCCCTTCCGGGAGGCGCAATGGCTGCTTTGCGCGCTGATCAATCGCCACGGCTGCCAGATTACGCCCGCGCTGGACCAGTACGCAGCCGACACGCAACAGGCGGCCACGCCCGCAGTCATGGTCGCAGTTCGGGAGGCGCTGACCGCGCTGGACATCTGCGCGGACAAGCTCGGACCGATTACTCCACGCGATCAGCACCGCGCCCAATCAGTTGACCGGCACAACATCACCTTTCGACTTATTGAGGCTCTCGCAAAAGCCAACAAGCCCAAGGACAAGGACAAGCCCAAGGACAACAACAAGCCCAAGGACAACAACAAGCCCAAGGACAACAACAAGCCCAAGGACGAGGACAAAGGCAAAGGCAAACCCGGCGAAGGCGACAAGCCCCGCGAAGGCCAACCCGGCGAAGGCCAACCCGGTGAAGGCGACAAACCCGGCGAAGGCGCAGGTTTAGCCGGACCCAGCCCACAGGCGAAGCAGACCGCGCTGGCCGCCGTCGCGCCAAACCTGACGCGACAACAGCGCGCGCAGGGCGCATCTACTACGATGGGGTCCGCGACACTTGCGGACCCGGCGAATGTCGCAAGTTTCCGGCGCAAAACATGGATAACGACCGAGAACAACGGCGAAGCCTACGCAGAGACGACCCGGCGGGTCGCCGCCGCTGTGGACGCCCGTGCGACAGCCGACGCATTTCGGCGCGGTCTGCAATCCGTCGAAAAAATCGTCACGCAACGGCGTTTGCAGTCTGGCAGGCTGGACCGTCGCGGACTGATGCGCGCTGCGACCGGCGCAAAAGATGTGTTTTCCCGCAGTACCATCACGCCCGGCGTGGACACGGCCGTTCTAGTCATGGTCGATGCGTCGGGGTCGATGGGTAACGTAGAGATACTTCGCACGCCCGATGGGGAGATGTACGCTTCGCGCTGGCAAGCCGTTATTGGTGTTCTGGCGGTGATCCTGCCAGCACTTGACCGCGCACGGGCGCAAACCGCAGCGTTTGGCTGGACCGGCGGCATCCCTCGGCGCTCGGACGACGAAAGGGCGACTATCTTTCCGCTCAAGCCGTGGCACCAGCGCCCGCGCACTGTGGACCTGCTTGATGCTCTAGGACGGCAGCGCGGCCACGGCGGGACACCGATGGCCAAAGAAGTGCGATGGGCTCAGGAGGATATCAAGTCCCGCCGCGCCGACCGGCGCGTGGTTCTTTGGTTGCATGACGGCACCCCGAACGACGGCGACGGCACACGGGAGGCTCTAAGGATCGCGCGCGCGCAAGGCGTCGAACATTATGGCATAGGGATTGCTACATCTGCCCGCAAGACGTTCGGCTGGCGCTATTCGGCGGACGTGGATGACCTTGGGAAACTGCCAAAGGTGCTGGAGACCATCCTCCTGCAAGGTGTCCGTACATGAGCGCCCGGCGCACTATCCAGACCCGCACCCGGCGCAGGCTGGCCGGGGAACTGATCGACACCGCCTGTTTTATCGCGGCGCTGTTGTTCGTCGTGCTGGCGGTCGCTGGGCTGCTCTGATCAAACCCCAGAACGATCTGTGACAAGTGTCACATTCCGCGAAACCGAAGCCGGGCGCATTGCCCGGCTTTTTTGTTGTCCCGGTCCCGGTCCCGCCGGTATCAATGCTGGACCAGCAACAGGAGACCGCCACCAATGGCACGCAAAACCGCACCCAAAACCAGCCCTGAAATCGGATCTTTCGCTTCGCCGGACCCGACAATAAAGGTCAGCAATGCTGACCTTAATTCTGGTGTTTTGGACCTTTCGGGATATAAAAGCCCGTCTGACCGCCTCTCGGATGACGCTGATTTAGCAAAAGAAACGCTGCGGCAGGTGTGTCGCGATCCAGCCGCCCCGGCAGCGGCAAGAGCGCAGGCCGCGCGGACGCTGGCGGAAATGTCTGGCGCGATTGGACGCAATGCCAGACCAGCGCCCGAGCGCGGCAAACCGGTCAGCGAGCTGACGCGCGACGAGCTGGAAGCCGAGCTGGCAGGCATATGACAGCCCGGCGCAGCAAGACGCAGCGCAAGCGCGGCCCGAAACCTTGCAGCGCAGGCACCGACCGCTCCCTAGCCGAGGGAAGGTCCGGTCAAACGCGCGCCAAGAAGGAGGATGAACGCGCGCGCGGACATGGCGCGGACCGGACCCCGGACCGGTCCCGGACCGCCCGGACCCCGGACCCCGACCCCCCGGCCTGCCCCGGCGGTGGCGAGCTTTATGTTATATCCCGATTACACCAAGCGCCCATTTTCCAGACTTTTTGACAGTCCTGACAAACGGAGAAGGGGGAGTTTACCCAAGATAATCTTTGCCCCCGTTCGCTTTGTCGGCTACATCCGAAGACACACTCAACACAACGCCTGCCGGAGTAGCTACCCGTGGCCGAACCAGTACCTTCTAAACGCACACGACAGAAGTCGTTTACCAACCATCAGGCGACGCAGCCCACCGTGCCGCTCCCCGGCACGTCCGTGGACAGCGAACTTGACGCCTCCAACGACGTAATCAACACGACCATCGACTTTGTTCGGCAGGTGATCAGCGACACCGGGACCATCAAACCGGCGGCGGTTGCCGCCGTGGACTTCGTTGGCGCGGAGGGGGCGCGAGGCCCGCAGGGAGTGCAGGGGGACACGGGCGAGCAGGGCGTTCAAGGCATCCAAGGGCTCACTGGCACAACCGGCCCGCAAGGTGCGCAGGGTGTTCAGGGCATCACCGGCAGTACAGGCGCGCAGGGCGCAACCGGCCCGACCGGACCCACCGGGCCCCAAGGCATTGACGGACCGACAGGCGCAACCGGCCCGACAGGCTCCGACGGCCTCGCGGGCGCACAGGGCGACACCGGAGCGACCGGGGCAACTGGCCCGACCGGCCCGACCGGACCCCAAGGGGTTGACGGACCGACAGGGACCACCGGCTCTACCGGCTCGCAGGGCATCCAAGGCGTCCAAGGCGTCACCGGCCCCCAAGGCAATTCTTTCACCCCGGACGCCATCGGCCCCGCCGCATCGAAATCCACCTACGACGCGGAACTCGCGGACTTCGCGTTCCTCGACGCCACCAACGGCATCATCTACTTCAAACTCTCGGACACCTCCGGCGATTGGTCCACGGGCGCTTACTTCGGCAAGGGTCCGCAGGGCATCCAAGGCATTCAGGGCGTCCAAGGCATCGACGGACCGACCGGCCCGACGGGCGACACCGGACCTCAAGGTATCCAAGGCATCGACGGACCGACAGGTCCGACAGGCGCAACCGGCCCCACGGGCGCAACTGGCCCGCAAGGCATCCAAGGCATCGACGGTCCGACCGGCCCCACAGGGTCACAAGGCATAACCGGCGACACCGGCCCAACCGGACCGCAGGGTATCCAAGGCATAACTGGCGACACCGGCCCTCAAGGTATCCAAGGCATAACTGGCGACACCGGCCCCACAGGGCCACAAGGCGTTCAAGGCGACCAAGGCGTTCAAGGCATAACTGGCGACACCGGACCCACCGGGTCTCAAGGCATCCAAGGCGTCGACGGACCCACCGGACCTACCGGCCCGACAGGCCTCACCGGGCCGCCCGGCCCCGACGGGCCGACAGGCCCAACAGGCGCAACCGGCCCCGAAGGCCCGGTCCTCGCCCGGCTCGCAACGACCGCGCAACTCCTGACAGATTGGAACAGCGTCACCGAAACCGGCTGGTACAAGGGCGCGTCGATCGCGAACAGCCCCACGGCCTCAAGCTACATAGGCTTCGTGTTCGTCTACGACGCGAGCAACCAAGTCCAGATACTCTACAACCAGACCGTCGCGGCCACGCTCGGCGCGTCCTACGTCCGGCGCAAGATCGGCGGCGCGTGGGCGGCTTGGACCGAAAGCACCCCGGTCCAGAAGAACGTGGACACGACCCTCCAAGCAGGCTACGTCTTCGGCACCACAGTGGACGACGGCACCAAGTCCAGCGTCACCTACACACCGACCCCCGTGGCGGGTAACTGGCGCAAGGCTGTCAACGGCGGCGCGTTCACGCTCGCGGCTCCCACCGCAGCGGGCGACTACAGCCTGTCCATTCTCATCACCAACAATGGGACCGCCGGGGCCATCACGCTGTCCGGGTTCACTTCTTCGGACGGTGACGCCTTTACCATCACGGACACGCACAAATTTATCTGCCACATCGCGAAGATCGACGGCAACACCTCCGTGACTGTAAAGGCTCTACAGGAATGACTACCCCCTGCCTCATGCCGCAATTTAGCGGTGGCGCTGCGGGTGCCTCTATAGAATATGTCGGTGGCGTGGCGGATGTAGGGGATTCAGGTGGTAACGCTGTGCTTGACCTCACTGGCATAGCCGGTCTTGCGGAAGGCGATATTGTCATAGTCTCCGGAGGGTTCACTAGGAATGCGGTGCCTACGACACCTGCGGGGTGGACTG